AAGCCTTGGCCAAAGCATCAAGGCCCTCAATCTGAACGCTCTCGTACTTAGCCATTCAATCCAGACCCTCAGAGGCCAGTAGCGTGACCATGACGTTGCGCTCTTCATCATTGAGAGCCGCATGGATGTTGAAAATCCGCGATCGGTACAGAGCCCGGTAACCAGCCACCTGACGCGTGTCAGCAAAGATGGCTTGGTAGCGCACAACGATTTGGTGTGAGACCTCGCTTGCCATGCGCTGCGCACTTTCCAACTCCCGGCCACTCAAGGGTTGAATCTCAGCCCAAAAGGTGCCCAGGTCGGTCCATGTACGAACAGGCCCGCCGTAACTGTCCTGCGCCGTGCTTTGCCGCTGCAAGGTGATGCGCCGGTTCAACTGACCAGAGCGAACCGGATTCATGCGATGACAACCTTGTACGGATCGAGCAGACCGTCAATGAAGGGCAATGATTCGATGCGTCCACGCGAGAGCGCAGCCACCTCTTCGCGGTGCGCATACAGGCTGCCCACGCGCAGCTTGATCCAACTCTTGATGCCTTCTGGAACTTGCGAAGCAGTACCGTACCCGGCATCAAAGGTGACCGACACCGCACCGATCTGCGGCAAACAAACCGGCCAGATCTGCCCGAACACCGGCGTGATTCGCGCGGGTTCACAGGCGGTATCGACCGTGTAGGTCAAAGCAGGCATGGTCTGATTCACAGACGCCATGTCCAGGTAATTGATCGACACCACCGACTGCACGGGTGCCTTGGCCAACAAAATCGCATGACCGGGCAAAGTGAAAGTCTGCCCTGCAGGTACACCCATCAGCGACGGTCCGGGGAAGCAGTCGAGCACTTGTTTCCAGCGGGCAGTCGTTAACTGCCTGCCGGTCAGGGTCTCGGCTGCTTGCCGGGCCGCCGTGATGAGCGATGCAATCAGCATGTCATCCTCGTCAAAGTCCACCCGCAGATGCAGTTTGGCCTCAAGAAGCGACACCGGCTCCTCTGTGGGTGGCGTGACGAGTTGGATGGGCATTTAGATGACCTGCGCCACAGCCGCTTGGTTTGAAGCATCCGCAGGGGCAAAGCGCGGATTGAGGCCAAGCACCTGAGCGGAGGTCTGGCTTGCTGCCACTCCCACCGTGACTGACAGGCGAACAAAGCCAAAGCCGTTCACCGTGTCGAGTTCCTCGGGCTTGACGTTGATCAGCGCCTGCTTGTTGTCGCCGGTGGCTTTGACGATCTGTGTGATCGCTTTGCCGGTAATGTCCTTGGCACTGGTGCCAGTGGAATCAACCGCTTGCTGCAACTTCGCATCCACTGTGGCACTGGTGCCCAAGACTCCAGTCTGGACCAGGGAGAGAAAGCCGTGGTGGTTGGCCACAGAAATCCAGCCCGTGGTCACAGTTCCCGCCGCTTGCGCGGCAGGGTCGATGGTGGCAAGAACGGACAGCAGTTCGCTGCCTTTTGCGTTTGGAAACATAGTTTTCTCCTAAGTTTTGGGGGTGCTTAGCGCGCGCCCAGTTGGATGAAGGGCGACATCGTTGCGCTGCCTTTGGCGGGCGTGATGGGGCTGTTGAGCTTGGACTGGCCGTCCATGCGGAAGGTGGTGCGAAACGCCGTCAAATCCGCATCGAAGTACAGGTGCATCGATGTGGCGGTCTGCATGCCACCCGCCTTGGTGATGGTCTGGTAGTACTTGAGGTCCACCAGCAATATGTCGCCTTGGGCCGAGAATGTGTTGGCGTGTTGGGACACAAACACCGGGCGACCTAGCAAGGTGCCGTAGGGCGAGACTTGCAAGCCACCGACGGGCAGACCCGTGGGGATGTAGATCGGGTAGTTGCCCAAAGTCAGCGTGAACAGCGCTGGCAGTACATCGTTGTTCACGATCCATACTGCGTTGGCAAAGCTGCCTGAAGGCAGACGCGCAATCATCTTGGCCAGGTTCTGAGGAACCAGCGTTTGGGTTGCTTGACCAGACTCCTTGGTCACGGTGACCGTTGCGCCAGAGCTTAGCGCTCCCACAGGCACACCGTTGCCAGCACCAAAGAGGATGGACTCGTTGGTTTTCCAGCGAATGGACAAGGCAACCTTTTCGGGCAGATAGGTGGTCAGCGCATTGGCGTCGTCCAGCAGTTCGTCCGTGGTGGGGACCAGCGCCATCAGCTTTTTGAGGCGCAACGTGGCCAGGCCCAGCACCGGCTTGGATGCAACAGCCGAGGCTGCTTCTCCCTGCCAGTAGGCGCGGATACCGTTAGTGCCCCAGGGGGTGGTCTCGTCCTTTGGGAATGCCATGCTGTTGCCGCTGATCTCGACGTTGTCGGTCATGGGCAGCAAGGAGTCCTCGCCCAAGGAGAGCTTGAAGATCTGCTGCGAGAACTGAGGTGGCACCAAAAAGCCGCCGTCTTGGCCCGAGGCCTCGTTGGCAAAGCTGCCGGGCGCTGCTGCACCACGGCCACCGCCAATGAGCAAACGCTCATCGAGCGATTTGCCGGGCTTTTCTGCCTGGTAGACCGCCTGCATGAACTCGCCCGCAGTGCGAAAACCATGCAAAGGATCGGCCTCGCGGTTGTCGGTGACGGTGATGAAAGCGCCGGAGCTTGCTGGGGCGTGAGCCATCTGCGCTTCTTCAGCGATCAGGCTTGCTTCACGGTCGATGGCGTTGCTCGCGGCTTCAATTCGGGTCTTGAGTGCGTCGAAGGCGGTCACCTCCTCATCGCTCAGGTCACGGTTATCCGATGCGGCGCGGTCAGTGAGCGCGCGCGCTTCTTTGACCAGGGTAGATTTGCGAGCCTGCAGCTCGCGCAATTGCTTACTCATTTGGGGTTCTCCAAAATCAATGGACGTAAAAAAACCACCGGGTCTGAATTGACGAGGTGGTTGCTTGGGGTGCGGCCAACGGGCCGCTTCACTTTGCTGGCAGCCCTCTACGGAGTGCTGCCCGAAAAAATATTCACATCAAGGCCAGCGAATTTCTCGCCTGGTTGACTCGTGATGCATTGGGTTTGATTTGCGCGCGCGCATCGCGGCGCATCTTTTTGACGACATCATCAAAGGTTGCAATGCCGTCGACCATGCTGCTGGCAAGGGCCGCGTCGGCTCCGAGAACTCGGCCCTGACCCATGCCATCTCGCACCTGGGAGATAGGCACACCGCGTCCCTTGGCCACCGCCTTGGTGAACGCGGCGTAATAGTCATCAACGCGGGACTGCATAAAGCCCTGGGCTTCTTCGTCCAGCGGCGCATATGGATTGCCCTCGACCTTGAACTTGCCCGCCGAGATGAGTGTGGTTTTGACACCGGCCTCATCCATGGCTTTGCTGTAGTCCTGGTGCGCTTGCCACACACCGATGGAGCCAACTTCGCCGCCAGGGGTGACATAAAACTCGGAAGCTGAACAACCAATCCAGTAAGCCGCCGAGGCAGCTAGGCTGTTGGCGATGGCCACGACAGGTTTTTGGGCGCGGGCGCTGACAATTTCATCGGCCAGTTCAGCAACACCGTAAACGCTGCCGCCAGGGCTGTCGATGTCGATCAGAATTTGCGATACGGTTTCGTCCTGAAGTGCAGCGCGCAGTATGTTTGAAAACTGCTGCGTGCTGGCCGTGCCAGGACCGGATACGTCGTCCACCATGTTGCCGCGCTGCGTCACGATGCCGTAGAGCGACAGCACCGCAATGCCGCCGCCAGAGTTGGACACGCTGGCTTGGCGACGCGTATCTCTTGCGTTTCGGTCGGCTGCAACGCTATGCATCACCTCATCACTGGCTCGAGCATCCCCCGACCAGCGGGCAATGACCGCAGTGACGGCACTGAGCCGCTCGGGCATCAAGGCCCATGGGGTTGCCAAGTATTCAGCAACCAGCAATTGGTGGTTCATGGTGTCATTCCCAGTGATTTAAGTGATTGGCAAAGCTGCGCCTCTTCAACTGATGTACTCGTCTTCGCCCAGGCGTTGACTTGCTCCAATGGCACTGCCAGGGATTGCGCAATCAACACCAGTTCTTTCTCTTCAACCCGACCGGCCCGCGCGATGCGCCTGGCCCAGCGCTCAGCGCTCGAATCGATCAGGGCACGCAAGCGCGCAGCGGCTTCATCGTTGGGCTCCGTTGCTTCTTGCGCCGGGTCCTCCGCTTGTTCGGTATCAAGCGCCACATCCTCAGCCGTACTTTCCTCGACCATGTTGAGCGGGCGAAGTGGTTCGTCCAGGCCCTCAAGTGGATTGAGGTTCTCTGCAATGCGTGCTTCGTTGCGGGTGAGCCACCCGTTCTGAATGCCACTTTGGTAATACGACGCACGGCTGGCGGCATCGCCGCGCATCAGGTTGGCGAAATCAAACTCGACTTCGATGTCGTCACCTTCGAGCAGCAACTCGGACTCGATGCTGGCTTCCCAGCGCTCGGCCCACGGCGTCATGGTGTGCATGACGAACTCCAGACTTTGCTGCTCGATATTGGAAAACGTTGCTCGGTCCAGGTCGCCAATCATGTGCGGAGGCACACGAAAGAGCCTGGCCACATCAGTGATCTGAAACTTGCGCAGTTCCAGGAACTGGGCGTCTTTGTTCGTGACGCCCACTTCGTGAAACTTCATGCCGTTTTCCAGCACCAGGACCTTGCCCCGGTTGGCACCGGACTGGGCCTGCTGGTAGGACTCACGAAACACTTTCTTGGCCTCCGAGTCCTTGAACGAGCCGGGGAACTCAATCCAGCCGCCGGTTGGTTTGGCGTCGTTGGCAAAGAAGCGCGCGCCGTAGTCTTGGGCGGCCAGTGCCATCCCAAGGTTTTCTCGGGCAAGCTCAATCGGGCTCATGCCCATCAAGCCATCGGAGGACAGGCCCCGCAGGTGCCAGACCTCGCCGCGCGGCAAGATTGACTCCGTGCCAAAGCGGTCTGTAAACCGGTATCGGTATTCGCCCGAGGGCAGCAACTCCAACCGGATGCGGTCCGGATGCAGTGGCATCAACTCCACCACCTCGCCTTTGGCATTGGTGATGATATGGTTGTAGGCGTTGCCACGAAGCGTCAGATGGCCTTGCAGCATCTCGCGCCACTCAAACGGGTTCTGAAAACGGTTGGGTCGCTTGGCAAGTAAACGGTACAGCCAGTGGTCGGTCACCTTGTCTTTGCCACCATCGGCGCGCCGTTGGTAGATGACCAGCGGCAGCGAGGCCAAGGACTCCGACAGAACCCGCACGCAGGCATACACCGCAGCCAGGCGCAGGGCGCTGTCAGGTGAGACGCGCATGCCGCTGCCAGTACGAGCGGAGACCGGCTCAAAAAAGAAGTCTCCCCACGGCGAGCGATCTCCACCTGAGGCGTTGGGGCCACGGAAGCGATCAAAGAAGCTTAAAAATCCCATCAGTTCAGAGCAACACCAATTCGTAGTCGGATCCCAGCACCACCGAGTCCCCCGGTTTGATCGCGCGCGACAGCGCCATGATCAGTGCCACGATGCCGTCAATCTTGTTTTCTGCTCGCTCCTTGCGTGGGTAAATGTTGTCTTTGGCGTCCAGATGGGCCACCACGTTGCTGACCATCCAGCCAAGCACCGGGTCACCGTCGTGAACCAATTTCTTTTGAAGCACCAGGGCTTCAAGCG